CGTTCCATATACAGGTATGCAGTGGTCATCGACAGTTGCAGAAGATATAGAGATTGACGATGGCGAATAAGTATACTTACCAAGTGATGAAAGATGATACGCAACATGCGGTCATTAAATTAACTGGTTCATTTGATAATACTGGTGAAGAAGATAACGCTCACCGTATTCAAGCTAACACACTATACGGTGCGTTAGATGCAAACAATGTGCCATTAAGAACACATTTGAGTGTTAGTAATACAGCCAAACCATATTATGGTTTAACTGTTAATCGTATATGGTATGACACCTGGCCCTATGAAGGTGATGTGGAATTATACTGGTATTCAGATAATCCACAAACAATTATTTTGATGAACGGTAACGGAGAGTATGATGGTAATGGTAACTGGATAACGATTGCTAATCCCAATACCGCTATTGCAAACACTAATGGCGATATTGGAGTTAAAACTCGTTTACAACCAAATTGTAATGCATCTAGTTATACAATTATTGTAGAGTTGAGGAAGTTAAATGAATATTATCAGCGTGGTCAATTTAACGATCCTGCTGCGTTTAACTATCCGCCATATGGATTAACACCAAATTAATTAGGATAAAAAATGGCGATTGCAAATAGCACACAAATATTAGTTGATACAAATAAACGCACCGTGATTAAGCGTGTTGGTATTGTTGATTCAGATGAAAATGAAACAATTTTTATCGATCCTTTAACACTATCTGGTGTATTAAATGCAAATGGTCAACCATATCAAACTGGTAACACAGTAACAAGTGGTTTTGCAAACACTTCTTTAACTGTTTCTCGTATAATTGCTTCTGTTGATGCAGAAGTAGGACATTTACAGTTGAAATGGGAAGGCACAGGCGGGGGTTCTAAAACTATCGTAGCATATGGTGTTGGTTATCATGATAGTAATCCACAATATCAATTACCATCAATACCAAATAATGCTAGTAATGCAACAGGTAACATAACAATTAAAACTGTGGGAACCACAGCAAATGCAGCTTACACAATATTGATTGAGTTGCATAAAAATGGAACATATTATAGTGCTGGTCAATTTACTGATCCGGCAGCATTTAATTATCCGCCATATGGCGTTACACCATAATGAGTGGTTTTGTTTCTAAAATTCTATCTAATAGTTTTGTAGAAGCAAAAAACGAATTAGATGTTAAATTGACAGAAATTGTTGTAGAAAAATTACAGCAGTTAAAGTTGCGGTTAACCGCAGAAAATTATGAAGATATTGACACAGAGATTGTTGCTGAAGCCAATATCACCAAAATGGGTCGTGCCAAATTGATTAAGGTGCGAATTCGTAAAGGTAAAGTGCAAAGACGTAAAAAGTTATCTGCAGTAAAAGGATATACTTTTAGAGGTGGCAAATTAACAAGAATGTCGCCGCTAGAACGTAGAAACCGTAAATTGGCCGCTAGACGGTCAAAATTTAAACGGCGTGCTAAGTTAAGTCAAGCACTAAGAAAACGAAGAATATCGTTAAGAAGAAGGACTGCTTTAGGACTATAAAAATGAAACTTATAAAAGAAATTACCGAAACAGTTAGTTACCTCGTGGAAGATGCCGATGGTAAAAAATCACTTCATATTGAAGGTCCATTTCTCGTTGCTGAGAAAAAGAACCGTAATGGTCGTTTGTATGAATACAACACCATGAAAAAAGAAGTGGCTCGGTATACAGAAGAATACATTAATAAACATCGTGCTTTTGGAGAATTGGGTCATCCAGAATCTCCAACAATCAATTTAGACCGTGTATCTCACATGATTACCTCATTGAGAGAAGATGGCACTCAATGGATTGGTAAAGCAAAAATATTGGATACGCCTATGGGTAACATCGCTCGTAGCCTAATCGAAGGTGGAGCGCAATTAGGAGTGTCCTCAAGAGGTATGGGTTCATTGAAAAATGTTAACGGAGTTAATGTTGTTCAGCCCGATTTCTATCTGGCCACAGCGGCAGATATAGTAGCAGACCCTTCCGCACCTGGTGCTTTTGTTCAAGGTATTATGGAAGGTAAAGAATGGATGTTAGTCAATGGTGTTTGGACCGAAGTCGAATATTCTCAAGCCGTGCAAGAAATTAAACAAGCTTCACGCAGAGAAATTGAAGAAGTAAGTCTACGCATTTTTGAGAACTTCATGAAAAAACTTTAAATATAAATATCCAATATAAATCAAGGAGATTTTCAAAATGGGAAAATTTAATCTGTCCGAAGCCGCTAAAGAAGTTCTTACTGCTAATGTTGCAGCTAAGAAAGGTGGTCAAGATAAACCAGCCAAGTTGTCCGGCGATGTTGCTTATGGTACAAAAGAGCAAGATGTAGGACATACTCCTCTCAAAACAACCGATGCGAATCCTGACTACACAGCAGGTGTTCCATCTGCCACTCCTCCTGGTGCCACACCTCCAGTCGGTTCCGAGCCAGCTAAAAAAATTACTGGCCAACCTGGACAAACTGGTTCTGTTGAGCAACCAGAGGGCAAATCAGGAAAACAAATGATGGCTAAAAATCCAGGCGCAACATTCCAATCTTACGGTGAAGAAACCGAAGCCGAAGGTGAAGAAATCGTTGCTGAAGAAAAAGGCGAAGGCCACGAAGATGAGGCAGAAGATAAAGCCATGGTTAAGAAAATGGTTAAAAAAGATGCTCTCAAAGAAAAAATGAAAGAAGATATCAATGCTTTGATGTCTGGTGAAAATCTTTCTGAAGAATTTGTTCAAAAAGCCACCACAATTTTTGAAGCTGCCGTTATTGCTCGTGCAGAAGAAGTTATTGCTGAAGCTGAAGCAGAACTCCAACAACAATTTGAAGAAGCCGTTGAAGAAATCAAAGAAGATTTGGCTTCCAAAGTTGATGACTACCTCAATTATATGGTTGAGGAGTGGATGAAAGAAAACGAAGTTGCAATTGAAAAAGCTCTACGTGCTGAAATTGTAGAAGATTTCATTGGCGGCTTGCGTGACCTATTCGCTGAGCATTATATCGATATTCCTACCGAGAAGGTAGATGTGGTTGAAGAATTGACTGAGAAAGTTGCTGAACTTGAAACAGCTTTAAATGAGCAAATCAACCGTGGTATCGAACTCACAAAAGAAATTAATGAACAAAAAAAATCAGAGGCTATCTACACAGCGTGTGAAGGCCTGTCGCAGACACAAGTAGAAAAATTAAAATCGCTCGCAGAGAACGTTGAATTTACTACTGATGAAGAATTTGCACAAAAACTCAGCACATTGAAAGAATCATATTTCAAAGCTGACATTAAAGTTGCAGATGCGTCTGCTTTAGACGACCAAGTTGAAATTGAAGATGAGAAGAAACCTGCCGTTTCTGCTGATCCAACAATGGATGCTTATGTCAAAACCATTTCACAAACATTGGTTAAATAAACCAAATCATATATACAGAAAAGGAAAATAACAAATGTATATGACTGAAGAACTACAAAACAAATGGAAGCCAGTTTTGGAGCATCCAGAACTTGAAGCCATTAAAGACCCATACAAGCGTGCTGTTACAGCCCTCGTATTGGAGAACCAGCAAAAAGCAATGGCCGAGTCTGCTCGTGCTTTGCATGAAGTTGCTGATCCAGGCCCAACAAACATCACCGGCGGTGTTCAGAATTTTGACCCAATCTTGATTTCGTTGGTACGCCGTGCTCTACCAAACCTAATCGCTTATGACGTTGCTGGTGTTCAACCAATGACGGGTCCAACAGGTTTGATTTTTGCAATGCGTGCTCGTTACGTTAATCAAACTGGCGATGAGGCATTCTATAACGAAGCTAACACAATGTTCTCTGGTGTTGGTTCTGCTAATAACCCATACGGTTTCACTGGCACAACTGCAACAGATACATCTACAGCATTCCAAAACCAAGTTAGCGCTAACACAACTTCTGGTATTGCTATGCCAACAAGCACAGCTGAATTCCTCGGTTCCGATGGTAATACAGCATTTGCTCAAATGGCTTTCACAATCGAGAAAGTTACCGTTACTGCTCAAAGCCGTGCTTTGAAAGCTGAGTATTCTTTAGAACTCGCACAAGACTTGAAAGCAATTCATGGTCTTGATGCTGAAACAGAATTGTCTAATATTCTGTCTACAGAAATTCTTGCTGAAATCAACCGTGAAGTTATCCGCACAATTTACAACACTGCCGTTGGTGGTGCTCAGTATGGTGTGACAACTGCTGGTACATTTGACTTAGACACAGACTCCAACGGTCGTTGGTCTGTTGAGCGTTTCAAAGGTTTGATTTTCCAAATCGAGCGTGATGCAAACGTAATCGCTAAGCAAACCCGTAGGGGTAAAGGTAACGTATTGATTGTATCTTCTGACGTTGCTTCTGCTATGGCAATGGCTGGTGTATTGCAATATACTCCTGCTCTCCAAGCTGATTTGCAAGTTGATGATACTGGCAATACATTCGCTGGTTTGTTACATGGTCGTATCAAAGTTTACATTGACCCATACTTTGGTGGCTACACAAGCAACAAAGAGTTGGTAACTGTAGGCTATAAGGGTTCTAGCCCATATGACGCTGGCTTGTTCTACTGCCCATACGTTCCATTACAGATGGTTCGTGCTGTAGATCAGTTCACATTCCAACCAAAGATTGGTTTCAAGACTCGTTACGGTATGGTACCAAATCCATTCGCACAAGGCTTGACCGCTGGTGGAAATGCTCTGAAGAGCCGTTCAAACGTTTACTATCGTTTGTTCCAAGTTTCAAACTTGATGTAATAAAAAAGTCACCATTAAGAGTGACCTTTCAAGAGACCTCCACACGGAGGTCTCTTTTTTTATGTCCTAAATAAGCGTATGACGGACATAGTTTTAATTAAAGACCTTATTGACCTACGGGCTCGTAAAAGGGTCGAGTTGGACTATTACAATCGCCAATTGGAAGATTTGAAATTTAAGATGTTATTCATACAAAAAGAAATAGACCTAACGAATAACATTATTGATATGATTGAAAAAGAAAAAATTTTAGACCTAAGAGAGTACCTAGATAAACATGACAGCGCTGAGTAGAACTCCTCAAAATACCAATTTACTTCAACCAACCAAGTTTTTGTTGACGTTTGACCGTATTGGTAATTCGACCCAATATTTCTGTCAATCGGTAAATTTACCAGGAATCAATCTAGGACAGGCCCCAATCAGCACTCCTATGTTAGACATATTTGCGCCTGGTAATAAAATCACTTATAACCCATTTAACGTTAATTTTTTATTGGATGAATCGTTAACAGGATGGCAACAATTACACTCTTGGTTCCGTTCCATCGCATCTCCAGAAGGTTTTCCAGAACGGAATAGGTTGACATCACTACAAAATCAATATAGTAAGGCTACCACAAAACAACAATATTCAGATGCCACACTTACAGTATTGTCAAATCTCAATAATCCAATCGTAAGAATTCGTTTCATTAATATGTTCCCTATCACACTATCTGATGTGGTATTTGATACCAGACAATCAGCAGATGATATTATGACGGCAGATGCCGTATTTGTATTTGATTATTTCAACTT